CTGTAGGCGCAACTCTAGGGGTGGCCCTAGTGGGCCAACCTCTTCAACAGTACTTAATGAAGGTTGTGAAGCCTCTTGCGAAGAAAGTGACGAAGACGATCCTGAAGAAGTTTCAGAAGAAAGAGAAGATTTTGTCTCTTCGAGAGAGGATGATTGAGCAGAGGAAGAATCGAAAGTAATCGGATCTAGTGAATGGCTGTGATTTAATAGAACTCCGGGAGGATTCGTCAAAAGCACATCCTCACAGATGACCTTATATTTGCTGGTTGGATCCCATACAATGCCCTCCTTGGCTAAATTCCCACAATGCTTAAGCCGAGAAATTTCGTAGTCTAAAACCCGTAAATTCAATGTTGCTTTCCTTAAGGCTATCTCAGTAGCAGCAGCATCCTTGCAAAGAGACATCATCTGCTTATCTAATGGTCTACTCCATTGAGCCGTTATTCCCATGTTGAGGGAGTAGTTATCTTTCTGCAAGGTCTGTACTGTCTTATACCACAGAATATCCCCAGGATTATCAGGAGCACCATCACCATCTATATCTCGAACATCGTATACCGGATCTTCGTAAGTTTCAAAGAAAGGCTCCTTGATATTTGCAGAACGACCCACGTAAGGAGATATTGTTAATGTCTCGGATTGACAGACCACACCATTTGTAAAACCTGATTGCATGAAATTTCCTGTCAACACTTGATATGCATTGACATTCGCTTGGCCGGAAGAGTTAGCCACCGGATTAGATGTAGCTGATATCCCTCCCACATCACTTGCCTTGACGACAGGACAAAAAGGAATTAGCATTAATATGCCAAGAACCCTTGGTATCACTGAGAAAATACGGAAACCGATTCTATCGTTGTGTCCGTTTCTATGGTCCTTGTTATGGTCGTGCGATTCTGAAGTCCGGGTCCTGAATAACTGGATTGAAATTGGAACGAACCCCCTGGCTGAGTTAGCGTCCAATTTGGCTTGTTGGTTACGTCTAAGCCTGTCCATTTAGTGGTTATTCCTGACGCAGAAGTTGTATTTGTATTGATTATGGCACCTGGTTCAATAGATGCACCATTTAAATTTATACCTGTTCCACTTACCGTATACTGCCAACCGGTTGCATAGTCTTCTGAGACTATCGACTCAGATATCACAGACCGCGACGTTGTTGTTTGCGTGAGCTGTCCGGATGAAAAATTTGGTACTACCGGAACCGCACCTGCAGGTATGACAAAGACACCCGCCGCAATTATTGCATACCTTAATGTCGATGTGACGCCAGCAATCAGGGCAGCCAGTTTCTCGGATGCATGAGTAGACATATGACATCTACTTCACATTAAGAGTTGATGTGAATTGTCCTATTGCAGTTGTACCGGCTGCTCCAGCAGTTAAGGAAGTTATTGTTCCACCAGATAAACTTGAAACTCCACCAGCCAAGGTGCCTTTAGTACCTCCGGAAAACGTGGTGGTGCTTCCGAAAGCCGGAATGGACTGTACCTGACCGGTGGTTGTTGACACAGTTGAACCGGCATTAATTGCAGGTATGGCGTCTCCCTGGAGCCAACTTTCGGAAAAACTGAACTGATTACCGGCAACATTGACGTCGTAGGTGCCAGCCTTCATTGTCGGTGCTGCAGTAGCTGATCCGGCTGTTAAGCCTCCAAATACATCGCTATTACCAGTTCCAACTTTAATATTTGTTCCAGACACGCTATAAGTCGAAGGCACTCGAGAAGCAACTGAGCTAGAGCCATCTACTGTGAGCTGAACACTCGCACTCAGACTATGGGTGATATCTGCCATCGCAGGTGCTGCAACCGATGCAAGTAACAGCGCTGGTAAAACTATGCGCTTCATGGAAAGAATTCAAATGTCTCTCTCTATAGTAGGTAATTATTTTTTGCTACAGATTTTCTCCTTTTGCCAATGTTGCATACGATACTGTTGCCTAAGAATTTCTTGGCAATGAGGGCAATCGCAACCCCTGTACATCAAGGGTTCACTTTTTAATTCTTTGACCGCTGTGTCCATGAGCAATACCTAGTTCGTGCATTTTGGCATGTTCATCGATTGTGTCTCTCAATTGTTTTGATCCTCCACCAAACGTCAAATAAATTCCATATGTGATAGATGCCAAGGTGATGACTACTAAGCCACCTATAAAAAAGACTAGTTGAGGATCAGTCGTCATTTCTGTCATAAGTATGCTTTCGATATATTAGTAGCAAATCCTATCAATGTAACGCCTGCTGCTAGTACTGCTGCCGCACCTATAACCCACTTCTCTACAGCCTTAAGACGTTCACGCAACTCATCTTGCTTCTCTTCCAGTCTTTCGATCTTAAGAGCTTGTACTGTAAGACGAGTCTCTTGAGACGCATCTACATGTGAAGGATTGTCGCAAGTCATGATTTCTTAGAAGAGTCTACAACTTCTGCACCTAATATTCTAATTGGCTGCTCAACTCTAATTGTTTGGTAACCACTACTCTGATTGCCTAATAAAGATAGTAATTCTTTCTTGCTTAGCGGCTTATCATCTGGATTCACATTATAAGTACCATCTCCTTGTTTTTTAGCACTCTTCTCCAGGCCAAAACTTGCAAGCGACGAAGCCAGGAGAGACGCCGGAAAAGTTATATCCTGTTTTTCCCCTGACGTCAACCCAGGAATCTCTGGCAGATAATTTAGGGTTACTAATGCTCCGGACCAAGCAACTACTACCAGTCGCACTAAAACTGAGATGTACTCAAACTGTTCCTCCTTATCATCTAACTTCTCTTTCAACGCCTGAAAGACACCCTTCTTCTTCGGCTCTTCCTCTTGTGGAATTTTCTTATCTGCCGTAGTAGCCATTTCATTTGATTAATCTACATTAATAGTAGACGTTTTAAGTTGGGTAGTAGGCTGGTACTAAGGTACCTCTATCATCATCGTCGTCATCATCTTCATTGTCGCGTCGTAAGTCGTAGCCTAATGCATATGTCACGATAGCGACAGCAATAAGAGGTATAAAAGGAAATAAGAAAGCTAATTGAATCGTGGACGGGTCAGCTAATTCGTTCATGAGCATGAGATAGTTTGTTATAGGCTTTAGCAGCCTTTTTAATAATTTTTTGTGCCTCTTTTCGAGACATGCATTTTTCAGCCTTACGATTAAGGCGAATAAGCTTTTGGTGTTGTTTCTCGATTTTAGGCTGCGTTATATTCTGCACGTTTCGCATTAACCATACTTCCTGCACCATATAGACCTAGCAATGCAGCGATTGTCCCACCACTATATAAGGCTGCTTTCCTGTATTTCCAAGGAGCCTTTGCCTGTTGAATAGCTTGTTTTTTATTGACAACATCTTTAGATGACTCCATCACGGCTGCTCTTTGTGCTGGTGTCTGTTGACTAGGAGGAATCTCTCCGTCGGAAAACTGACTGACAGCTTGATTGATTTCTTGCTTCCTAACTTCAGGATCTACCTGACGAACTGCTCTATCATATTTTTTACTACCTTCTTTCCATCTATTAGAGACACCGTATTCATCTTTCAAACGATCTGGATTCACATATTCAACATCATCAGCAATCGTAGCATTTGTTGAGGCAGGAGCATTAACAGCGGAGGTAGGTGCAGGAACCTTCTGACCTAATCCTTGCCTTTCTAAATCGTCATACATCCTCTCAGTAACTTGGCCAAAGTTACCTTCTATTTCTGCAAGGGCTTGACGTTGAGCTATTCGTTCTCTTACAAGCTGTCTTTTTAATTCATAATCACTTGCAGGATTTAAACCACCAGTTGCCTCTTGCAACATCCTGACTCCTGGAGATTGTTGAAGTTTCGCAACTGCTTCGTTATGCCAAGCCATTCTCTGAGGAAGAGTCTTAGCAAAATCAACTGTTGCTCCAATATCAACCAATGCTCTTTGCACTATGGCAGCCGCACCCCTCTCACCTGTTACAGCTAGCTTCCATACTCGATCTGCAGTGCTGCCTTGAGAATTAGATAAAGCTTCTAACGCATTTAGAAACTGGTCGAATGCAAGTTTATCGTTCATTAGATGTTGTTATATCCGCCACCGCCAAGAGGATCAAGAGGATCAAATCCTTGATTGTAAGGTATTACTGGAATAGGTACTGGAACATTCTGTTGAATATTGGGATCAATAACGTCTAAATCTGTAGGATTCAATACTCCATCATCAATCATCTGTTGGATCTTCCTTAACTCCTCTCCACTAGGTCCACCCCAACCTTCTCCTATGGCACCACCTTGCCTAACCTGCTCTTCTCTAGCGTTTGTAATATCTTCTAAGGTCGGATTATGATGAGTTAATAAAGTTCCATCCTTTAATACTTTAGGAGGATATGATTGACCTACAATTGCTTGATCTTTCTTGAAAGCATCAGGATCCCCAGTGATTTGTGCTGAGATCCAAGAGGCTAACGCGTCTTTGTCTCCTAACGCAAAACGCATATTATCGAAAGCCAAAACACTAATCAAGCAACATTCATTCCCTATTCTAATCAATCTAATGAAGTGCCTACATTGCCAGTCAGACTTGATAAAAGGAGATCAACATCCCCTAGATAAAAAGCTATATGGAGATGATTATGAAGAATGGAATATTGTTACGATTCTTGCCTGTCCTACCTGTAAAGCGTTTGTTGAAGTCTTCGCGCATACGGACAATTTCATTGTCGCCTAGTTAAAGAACCAAAAAGATATCTCTGTTTTGAGATAAATAAATACCATTCTTATCTTGAAGTTCACTCGGTTTTTCGACCTTTCCATCTCGTGGAGGTAGGAAGTTAAACCAACCTGTTGCAATATATTTAGTTTGGGTAGGACTCACAACACCTCGATGAGTATGAGTCCAATCAGGAGGCCAAAGAACTGTTAATCCTTTTTTAGGTTTTACTTTGAATTTTTGATGAAACCATTCGGTCTCTCCACCATCTTCTACATCATTCAAATAAGTCATAAAAACTAAATATCTACAAATCACAGATTTAGACATTGTTGTTCGTTCAGTATGCCAACCAAAAAAAGCTTCTTGAGGATTGTATTTTTGAATATTAAAAGCATCCCATGGAGCATTACCCCATTCTTGGCAACCGTTCGTAGCCCAAGGAAAAATATTACAATACTCATCCAAAATTTTTGATAATTCTTGATTATATCGATGCACCGCTGGATGATCAGCATAATGAGGAACCGACAAATCCATAGAAATTTTCCACTTTTCATCAACGCTCGTCAATTGATCGTCGTCGTCAACGCCATCTTCTCCCTTCATCCTACAAACTGAACCAGGTTCTTTTATTAATTTTCCCTCCCAACCTTCTATCACCTTAATTGGATGTCTACCTTCAGGAGTCTCTTCAAAGAAGTCAATCAATTGATCACAAACATCATTGTCAATATGATTGCCATAAATAAAATCATGTTGAATCATAGACAGGTTTCTCCGTAATTAAATGAAATACTGATTCTTGGGTCTGGCTCTAAATGTCTCGTTACTCCATGAGCCAAAGATGCAGGGAATAGTAATAAGGTGCCTGCTTCAACAGGCTTATCTTCGCAGAGATCAATTCTAGTTGCTCCATGATAGGAAACAGGTCTAGCTTGGTGAAAAGGAATGGGTGTTTCTACATAGAAAGAACCTGAATATTTATTATTACTAGGGGGAACTTGATAGTAATACACACCTGCTATAGAAGCTGGTACATGTTGATGTAGATGAACATAATCACCCTGATTCATCCTTGTAATCCATGAACCTTTTCGATTCATAGATCGATCAATCATATATTGTGGTATTTCAGAATTAACGAAACGTACATATTCGACAATTTCATCTTCTACGACTTGGGGTAATATTTCTAAGTGATTAAATAAATCCCATTGTTTCTCTTCTTCTTTCTTCGTAGGATCACCCCCATCCCCAAACGCCGGTATTGATAATTCATGAGTTTTACCCCAGTTTTCTTTATATATAAAATCTTTCTCATGCTCTTCCATATATGTTTTAATTTCTTGCTGTATACCATCAAAAAAAAGTTCATCACATAAATCAACCCTACCGATATAAGTAGGAAACAACGTATACATTTCTCTACGAGTTGCCGCAGGGATATTATCAAACATAAAAAACCGCCCATACTTTATACAGTATGAACGGTTTTGACTGAAAATCTAGTGTTTAGAAGTTGTACTTAATACCGATTTTTCCACCAGTTGCAAAGTCTTCTTTCTCTTCACCTGTAAGAAAAGAAACTTCGCCGTAAACATCAGTAGCTTCTGAAAGGGCAACACTTGCTCCTGCTTTACCAGATACGCGAGTTTCAGTATCTGCATCCTTGACAGCTACAAATGCTGGACCACCTTGAACGTAATAAGAAAACTTACCAGTGTCATTAGCACCTGCATAACCTACATGTACGTCTGTAGTTGCATTTGTGTATTTTTTATCTGTCCAATTTGAATTGGTTTCAGCATTGATATAAGGCCCAGCAATAGAAGCAGGAGCTACTAGTAAAGCAAAAGCTGCAGCACTATAAAGAGTTCTTAGCACGAAATCGAAGTTTGTAATAACACTTTTTATTTTATCTGTTAAATGTAGTCTTTTTAGCCCCTTGTGCCAGTCTGTCAGGCTTATGTCGAATATTTCTTTTCGTAGTACTGTTCTATAGCTTCTTTTAATTCATGATCGACAGGGTAATGTCTTAATAAAGCACGCGCTTCTCTTCTGACTTCCCGAGGAATACGAGGTGTCTCCTGCGGTGATGTCAACCTTAGCAAGTAGTTTCTTGTTGCAACTACGGCGGAAACTTTTTGATGTGCCGTACTAATTGGTTGTCTGAGTTTCATTACCTTCCTCCTGAGATAAATCACAATTCTCAGTAATAACAAAATCAAGTTCGACGGGATTTGCGTGATTAAATGCCATGATTTGATTCCGAGTCTTTTCGTCATGCCATAAATCTACTTGACGCTCAATTTCTTTTCTTCCTACATGCTTAGCATATACCTCTGCTAATCCTGTATAGGTGTTCTTTTTGGGTTCAGGAGCTTCGTCTCTACGATATAAATCGTATAGGTAACTCATGAAATCAGATCTATTCTGATTATTTCTTACCCTTCTTAAGGGTGTCATACTATCAGCCATCTTCGGAAAGCGTGTTTACAAAGATTAGCTGAAAAATCAAATAAAACCAGTTAGAGTGCGGAATAAAAATTCCACATGCTTGACTATCTGGTTTTAGATGATGTCGTAACGCCTGAGACATTTCAACCTTTTCAAGAATTTTTCATGTCTTCTATTCCCTCATGGAATTTAGACCACAAAGTTCGTCTTGAAGATAATCCGGAAGATCAATTAGAAGGTAATTTCCAAGGTAGCATTAGACTTTTTGATGATATTCTGCAACACATATACAGACCAAGTCTATACGGTGTAAATGGGAATAAATTTGAATGTCGTCTAGATTTATTTGGTCCTGTTATGTATCAGATATTTAAGATCCTAGATCCGCTTGCAGTCATCCGAATCAGAATTAATGCAACATTCAATACCCATAAAGTTTTAGTATCTCCATTCCATATGGACTGCGTAGGTAAAGATAAGGAATACGATCAAATGTATAATGCTTGCTTTTATGTAAACACATGTGATGGCTATACATTATTTGATAACAAGAATAAAGACAAAGTTATGAGTCAAGCTAATAGACTGTTATATTTTTCTAATAAAATGTCTCACGCAGGGACTACTACTACAGATGCCTCTGCTAGATACGTTATGAATATTAATTATATTCCTAAAAACAACTGTCCACGCCATCAACAACTATTTGTTTGATGGAAGTTAGCCTAAGGGTCCCCTTGCAGCTATTCCGCTAGCTAAAGCTCGACCTAACATCGCTGCAGATTTTCTCATATCTCCTCTTTGTTCATCGGTTCTACCTTGATTGTCACGACCAATGGAATCGAATACGTCTTTAATGCCTGATCTTCCTGATTCTCTCCTTGTACCAGGTCCTGCAGGATGTGGTTGACCGTCTTCACTGAAAGGTACTAGCCAAGAGTCTGGATCATCTGGCACAGGCTGAGGTGTATCCCAATCTCTAAATGGAGGTTTATCTCTATCCCCTTTGCTTTGTTTATACTTACGTCCTTCGTCAGAGTCTTTGATTGAGCTCCACACAGCATCTCTATCCATCTGCCCTGACTTAAGCTGATCCGCCCAATAAGCGAACCCTTCGTCATCGGCATCTCTACCTAAATTGCTTTTGTAAGCATCGGATAAGAAATTTTCTACAACGCCAGCATATTCATCAGAACGACGAAGATTGCCAAGGATATCTTCTTTAGTAGCCTGACCACTCCGAAGCTGATCTCCCCAATATTTTCTACCTTCCTCATCCACGTCTCTGTCTAAATTCTTTTGATAAGCCTCACGTAAGAAGTTATCTACGTCATCCCCTACATCTGGTGGTTCTTGTCCTGGCCAACCTGGAAAACCCTCGCCAGGTCGTCTACCTTTTCCAGGCTTTCTATCTCTAATAGGTCTACGAGGTTCGCGAAAGTCGGGGCCGCCAGGTAGTTGTCCGTCCTTGTCGATACCCCTCCCTGGATAGCCAGTTGGTGGACCAATATATCTACCATCCTCATCTTCCCATTCAGGAGGATTCCATCCGCCAGGTCCAATTACAGCCAGTCTTGCATTGGTCATAAATAACGACTACTAGTCAATATGTTTATTCTAGTTAATTCCTAATAACGAACTATTCGTTGATTGCAGTTTGATCAAGGAATAAGAAATTACTGAGTGCAGTAACGTCAGCATCAGTAAGAATTCCTGCTGTCTTCAAGTCTGCAATTGAATTTTTCCATTCAGGATTCTTATCAGTATCTTTGAACCAAATTTCACCTCCATCGGTATTGATCCAATAATCCTCTAATGCATTTACGATGTCTACATTTCCATCAGCTACAGCCTTACGATACTTAATGCGAGCATCCCTGCTTACATGAAGTATGAAATTTGCTTTACTAATAGACTGCCAATCCCTACTACATTTATTACCTACGGAGCCATCTGGTCCTATAGCAATTTTAGATACATATGCCTTGGCTGCTAGCTCTGGGTCGTCTACCCATTTAGAGCCACTTTTGATTTGACCCTCTTTAACAGATGCGGCCACACTCACAAATAATTTTGCTATATCAGGATGAAACCTAGTTTTAGGATCGACGGAACAAATCTGCGTGACGCATTCCTTTCCATCTCCTCGAGTTTCGATTAGTGCGTAGTTAGCCATTTAATTAATCTTGATAGGTTTATTCTAGGTAACAGCATATGTTAGAACAACTATACCGCAACCGCCAACGCCGTAAACTCCATTCCACATTCTGCATTCACCATCCCATGCATTTCCACCACCACCACCAGCAGATCCTCCGTTAGAACTTGTTTGATAGGGAGTATTACCTCCTCCTCCTCCTAAAACTCCTCCGTTACCTGGTAGCCCTGGTCTACCAAAATCACTACTGTTGTATTGGCAACCGGTACCACCACCTGCTCCCGGTCCTCCATTAGCGGCTGTTCCATTAGCTCTACCACTACTTCCCTCTAAGCAGTAGCCTCCACCTCCGCCTCCGCCTCCAAAGAAAAGAAGATTAGGATCCCAAATAGCACTACCTTTACCATCTTCTGAAGCATCTATGCCGGGTCTCATGTTGTCGTTATTGCTCCAACGACCACTCATTCCACCACGACCACCTGCACCCATCAAACCTGCTCCTCCGACTCCTCCAAAACTCCTATTACTGTCGTAGAAACTATTGCTACTACCCCGCTGAGCAGTTCCAGATCCCCCGCATGCGGTGTAGTGGGTGTACGGAGAAGGTCCTTGGAAATTTATACTTGCTCCTCCTGCCCCAGAATGAGGCATACTTGTACAACCTCCCCTAAAGCCATCCCTATGACCTTGAGGATTTGGCGCTGATCCTCCTCCTCCTGAGTATCCACTGCCTGGGTTGGAGTTACCCCAACCACCTTGTCCTCCACGTCGATTGATATCCCCACCAATACCTATTCCACCTTGGCCATATCCACTGTTAACACTTGTTTGAGGATTGCTATTCTCTCCTGTCGCGTTAGGGTTGCCAGAAGGGTTACTAGTATTTCCTCCGTTATTAGCAGCCGTTGCGGAACAATGACTACCAAAAGAAGTTACCGTGCCTCTACTGCTAGGGTTTTGATGCGTTGGGTGTCCAACAGTAATAGTTTCAGTTGTTCCTATAGAGGCAACAGGAATTTCTTTGATAGCTAATCCGCCTCCTCCTCCGGCAGAATTATGGCCATTGTGACCACTATTGCCACCTGCACCCCAAACCCATACTTTTACTGGGACGTCAGGATTAATATTGGCAGGTTTAGTCCATACAGAAACTTGGTCAGAGATAGAGTTCCAGTCGCCACTATCATTTGTATCGTGAGGATTAATCCCCGTAAAGACAATTATTTTATTACGTGGACCGAGGATTCCACCTGTCCCGCCACCTGACCCTGTAGCGCCAACAACAACGTTTGTAGACTTTCCCATAATCAGCTAATTTCTAAAGGCTTACCAATTGCTTTTATTTTATCTGCTGTAGCAGATGAAATATAAGACTTAGTCACGAAATAGTCTACGTCGGCTATGCCGTCGGCTGTTTTGACGTCGTGCTCTCCATACTGAAACCAATCTAAATAGTCTTCGACTGTCGTATCAGTCTTAGCAGCAGCTAAAACTGCCTTCCTTTCTGCTACAGTCATCTGCTCGAAGAAAGCAGGTCTAGTCACCCAACGATTGGTCTCAGCTAAAGGAGTCGTGTCCTTAGGAGTAGCTGTATACTTCCCATCGGATCCTTTAATGTCGTCTAGTTTAACACTGTCAGCAACTGATTCGTAGTGTTTAGCAAGATCTGGATGACGAATTGTTTTAGGATCTACTGTCACCAAATCGGTAACGTGTCCTGCCGCGTCATGTATTGCCCATTGAGCCATTAGTAATTACCTCCTTTATGTAGTCTTGTATTGTATAAATATTAGGCCATCTCCACCACGTTGAGAGCCATACTGATTATTTTGAGTACCACTTTGTTGGTTATATCCTGTCCGGCCATCGTATCCGGTACCACCACCACCACCAGCATTTCCTCCTGATCCTCCAGTGGAGTATGGGCAAGCACCGCCACCGCCACCTAGGACTCCTCCGTTTCCTGCCATATGATGAGATCCGGCAGATCCACTTGTAAAGCTAGTGACGCTTCCTCCTCCTGCTCCTGGTCCTCCACAGCCTGCGTTGGCATGAGCTCTTTCAGAAGACTGTTGGCAACTACATCCGCCGCCGCCGCCTCCTCCGCCTAGGAAGATATAGTTAGGACCCCAAATTGCGTGTCCTTGACCGTCGTTTCCACCATCTGCGTTTGCCCAAGAGTTACTGTATGTTGACGTAGAAGCTCCTCTTCCTCCTGAACCATTTAGACCTGCTCCACCATTACCTGCGTTAGCATTGTATGGTGTTGGGCTCATGTTTTGGCTTTGCCCCCATCCTGCTGTTCCCGCGCCACCAGAAGCTCTTGTACTTAGTCCATATGAACCTGGGTAGTTAATAGAAGCTCCACTACCTCCTGAATAGTGGTCGCCACTTCCACCACGGAAACCATCGGTAAATCCATGGGGGTTAGGAGCAGAAGCACCGCCGCCTCCCCATCCATGACTTGGGTTGTTATTGCCGCTGCCTCCTCTACCTCCTCTTCTGTTAATATCTCCACCAACTCCTATACCTCCTTGAGACGTCTGGCCGGTTTGAGGATTAGCGTTTTCTCCCGTGGCATTAGGGTTACCTGATGGGTCGCTAGAGTTCTGTCCGTCGTTACCGGCGGTTGCAGAACAATGACTACCAAAAGAAGTATCCCCACCTCTAGAGTTATAAGTTGCGTTTCCTGCTTCTCCTATTGTTACGGTGACTGTGTCGCCAGCACTTAAAGTTGAAACGTCTTTAATAGCGAGGCCACCAGCTCCACCACCTTGAGAACCTCCACTACTGCCATTCGTACCGCTATTTCCACCAGCTCCCCAACAATATACTTTTACAGCGACACTACTATCAAAATTAGTTGGTACAGTCCACGTATAAGTTCCGTAGCTGTTCCACATCTGAGTATCAGTACGTGGTCCATCGACGAAACCACCACCACCACTTTTAATTAAACTCGATAATGTTGCCATTTAAGTAACCCTCCAGCCTTGAGCAGTGTTGAAATAAGTTAAGCGGAAACCAATATTCTTCATATCGACTACCAAATCTTCAGCAAGACCCATGATTTTTAATCCGTTCCTTGCAATAGTTACATTGTTATCTTTCAAATTACCTGTGGCATCTGCAAAGTCAATGTAATCATCCTCTACCGCAGCGGCAGGGAGAGTAATAGTAAATGCACCACCAGAACTATCTAGAAGCAATGCATCACCAGTAACGGCATTGTACGCAGAAGTCTTAGCAGACCAGTCTGCATCAGATCCTGCGATACCGTCGAATGAGAGTTTTCTACCCATGGTTATACCTCTTGTAGTGCATCTTTTATTTAAGTCTCAATGCCGTAAGCAGAGAAGGCGACATTTCCTGCTCCACTGCCAACCATGATTCGACCAGTATTTTCTAAGGTCACACCAGTACGTTCCATTGCTGAATTACCGGACAACGAATAATCATATTCGAGCCAGTGCTTAGCATCAATAGAACCTGAAGTAGCTGTTGTTCCAGAATCTATTATTGCTATACGAATAGTGTCTGGTGTACCTCCAGTATTACAAGCCGAAATAATTACAGTCGTTGTTGCAGAGGCACTAAATAATTTGTAGGTATTAGTCAGATCCGGTGCGCCACCAGCCGGTTTTAGACTACCTTTGATTCCCGAGGCCATACGATCTCTAAAAAACAGGTGGGCAGTTGAACTGCCTCGTCACTTTAGTATAGAGCTTATCGAATGACAGTAGTTGTCTTAAGGACCTATGCCGAAATCTCCGTTACGTTCTACTCTTTTACGTAAATTACTCATAGAGGTACTAGCTCGCTTCATCGCACGAGTATTAGCTTTATCTACTCTCTTGTCTTTTTCTTCTAATTTTTTTAACGCTGCTCTTTGAGCCTTTTTAAATAAAGGCATCAGTTCATTGTTCCATAGAAGAATGATTGAGCCATCATGATAGAACTAGTTGTAAATTGTCCTGAAATGATTACCTGCCAATTTGCTACTTCAGTACCTGCAGTGGGTGTAGCACCATTAGATAAATGATCATTTATATTCATATATAAATTCAAGTTTGGAGCACTACCTGTGGTAACCAAATCATTCTTGAAATAATCAGTTGCATCAGCATATCCACCACGATAGAACTGACCACTAGACATTCTTTCCCAGTGATTGTTACCGGTAAAATCGGTTAAGAAACTGGATGCTGCAGTGTGATTGTTCTGAGCTCTATAGGTCTGTCCTAGATGAATAACAACATCATCTTTTTTGTAAGCAGTGGTAGTTGTCCAATTACCTCTTTGATTTAAGGCTTGGATGTAGAGATCCCAATGAGTTGCAGAAGGAGGCTCGTTACCAGTGTTTCTAACTTTACAACGCCAAACGTTACCACCAAGAGTAACTAAGTCATTGAAGTCATATTCAGTGGCGTTGTTATAGGCTCCTCTTTCTTTGAAACCTTCAACAAATATCGTCCAATAAGAAGCATTTGGTGGAGCATTACCAGTCGTATCTGCTGTACAAATATAACGGCAACCGCTAACAGTAACAATATCATTAACCTCGTATGCTGTAGCAGCGTTGTAGTCATTCTGAATATTGAAACCAGCGGCAAATACTGTCCAATAAGAAGCATTAGGAGGTTCTTGATTGGTGTTGTTTGCAGTCGCTATATAGTTAATACCATTGAGCTGAGCAATATCATTTATTTTGTATGCAGTGGCAGAGGACCAATCACCTTTATATTTAAAGCCTTCTAAGAATAGAACCCAATAAGTAGCGTTAGGAGGTGTATTGCCAACAGTTTGTTGTAACGCACGATAAATGAGACCACTAACTCTAACTAAATCGTTCTTTTGGTAAGTTGTTCCATTGTTGTA